GAATTTTCAAAGGTCAGTTCTATGACTTCCCTGAACCTGTCCGGAATGCTCTTAGAGATATGAGATTCCAGCTTGGAGCTAATGGTTTTAGAAGCTTTAAAAAGATGATTACGGCTTTTAAAAACAAAGACTGCCAGGAAGCTATTGTGCAGATGAAAGACTCAAAATGGTACGGTCAGGCAACAAAGAGGGCTAATGAATTAATAGGATTGATAAAAGAGGTACTATAATGGATGAGTGGTTGCTTAATTTTATAAAAGAAAATGTAATGACAATTTCTATTGTGGTTGCAATTTTAAAAGTTATCGCTCAGGAAACACCTTGGGCCGTTGATGATAAAATATTGCAGATATTTACAAAATTTAAGAGGTTGAAATGACAGCTATAGGCAAGATGCCGGCAACCAGGGTAATTGATTATAAGCGGTCAGTGCTGATTGAGCCTTTTTATTTTCAAAGTGATGTTTTGAGAAAAGCGGGCTTTCCAGACGAGTGTATTGTTCCACAGGGGTTTGAATTCGATTGGGAATCTGTCCCATTGATTAAAGGTACGTCAAAGATAGCAGGTCTTGTCCATGATTATCTTTGCCGGATTGATTCCGAACCAGTAGTGACAAAAAAGATTGCTGCGGATGTTTATAAAGAGATTATGATTTTCAGGGGAGCAAGTTGGTGGCGATGGAGAGTGAAATATTGGGCAGTATGCTTGGCCCCTAATTATTTTCATAAGTTAAAAGTACTGGATCATATAGCATAGTGGAACTACAAACTAATATAAATAAAGCTGTTTTACAAAAACTTACTGAGTGGAAACGAAGTCCGTTGTCTTTTGTAGCTGACTGTATTAAAGTTACCCCGTCATCTCAGCAAGTTGAAGTTCTTCAAGCTATCGGGAAAGAAAATCGAATAACTGTTCGAAGCGGGCATGGAGTAGGAAAAGACGCTCTAGCATCTTGGATTTCTCTTTGGTTTTTAACTACTAGACCTTACGCTAAAGTAGTTGTAACAGCTCCAACCAATAGACAGTTGCGTGATATTTTTCTTTCTGAGATTTCTAAATGGCTTAGACAATCAATAGTTGCAGACGAATTTATTATTAGAAAAGATTCTATCCAACATAAAGAAGCTCCTAAAGAATGGTGGTTGAGATTAATCTCTCCATCTATCCGGGCGACTAAGGAAGAACAAGGTGAAACTCTTGCTGGATTACACGGAGATCACTTGTTGATAATCTGTGATGAAGCAAGTGGTATTCCAGATCCTACGTATATTCCGCTTGAAGGAGCATTGACACAGCAAGATAATAAAGTACTTTTAATTGGAAATATGACTAAAAATTTCGGCTACTTCTATGATACACATTTTCATGCTGGAATTCAAAAGGACTGGAAAAAATTTCATTTTGATTCTAGAGAAAGTAGTAATGTAAAACCAGAAATGCCGTTGTATTTTGAAAGAAAGTATGGTCTAGACTCTAACGTTTATCGAATCAGAGTAGAAGGTAATCCTCCGCTTCAAGATGACACTACACTTATCCCGTTGTGGGCAGCTCAGCAATGCATTGATCAGGAGTTTGAAGTAGCTGAAGATGAACCGCTTTATCTTGGAGTTGATGTAGCAAGATATGGAAATGACCGCTCTATTATTCTTCCAAGGAAGGGATTAAAAATACTTCCCTGGGAAACTTTTAGAAAGTTGAATACAATAGATCTCGGAGGATTTATAAATCAAACTTATCAAGAACTTGGTGCTGCAGGAATCGGGATAGACGTTATTGGAGTTGGCGCTGGAGTTGCAGATTGGCTTGAAAAAAGAAATATCCCAAATTTGTATCAAGTTAATGTTGCTACAGCTTCAAGTGATATTACAAAATACCATAGGCTTAGAGATGAACTTTGGTGCAAGGTTAGGGATATTTGTTTACTTGGGAAGTACTCATTCCCGGATATTACTGTGAATGGAGAAACTGAAACACTTGCAGAGCAGTTAGTAAGTGAACTTGCTACTGTTAGATATAGCTTTAATTCTCACGGCGGGGTGATAGTAGAATCTAAAAAAGATATGAAAGCTAGAGGAATTGATAGTCCGAATATTGCAGACGCACTTTGCATCACAGAATATTTTGCAAATAAAAGCACAAGAGTGTTTTCTAAAGAAAAAGTTGAGTACTACGAAGCATCAAGGTATAGAAATGCTTATATAAGTGAATCGTCTTGGATGGGGATGTAAAAATGAAAATTATAGACTATAATAAAGATAAAAAAGCTTTGAAAGTAAGATTTAATACAAAAACTATATGGGAGTATAGCCCCGTTGAGTTTAAGGTATTTAAAAAAATTGTTTCAGACAAAACAGATAAAACATTAATATACTTTCTCAGACATACTAATTTAATTGGTTTAGTTAAAGAGGTTAAATAATGAATTCAGAAAAAGAAAGAAAATTACTTAAAGAAATTCAAGATAGATTAGCTAAAGCTGTAGATGAAGATTTTGAGAATAGACAAGCTGCTCTTGATGATCTTAAGTTTGTTGGAGAAGACGGAGCACAATGGCCGGAAGATGTTAAAGCAGCTAGGCTTTCTGAAGGTAGACCTTGCTTAACTATTAATAAAATGGCGGTCTTTATTGATCAGGTTGTAGGGGATCAACGGATGAATAGACCGGCTATTAAAGTTGTCCCGGTGGATTCTAAAGGTGATCCGGAAATAGCCCGGATTCTCAGTGGATGGATTACTCATGTGCAGCAAGTTTCAAAAGCTGATATAGCTATAGATCACGGCTTTGAACATTCAGTAGCTTGTGGCTACGGAGCATTAAGAGTAGTTACAAAATACGTAAACGATACATCTTTTGATCAAGATGCATATATTGAGAAAGTTGAAAATGCTCTAGCTATTTACTGGGGAAAGCATACTGAATATGATTGCTCAGATGCTAAGTATTGTATTATTGTAACAGATATGGATAGGGATGAATTTAAGGAAAAATATAAAGAAGACCCGATGGAATTTAATACTACTAGTTCTCAATATGTAGAAGGATGGTGTAATGAGAATACTGTACGGCTTGCAGAGTATTTTGTAAAAGAACCAGTAAAGAAAACTATATACCGCCTTCAAGATGATAGAGTTGTTGATGAAGTGCTTGAAGGAGATGTAGTAGTTAGTAAAAGAAATGTAGAATCTTTTAACATAGTATGGTATTTAGTTTCTGGAAATAGAGTACTTGATAGTAAAAAATGGGTAGGGAAAAAGTATATCCCAGTAGTACCAATTTGGGGAAAAGAGCTAAATATTGGAGGGAAAAAGGTAATTAGGAGTTTAATTAGAAATGCTAAAGATTCTCAAAGGATGTTTAATTTCTGGAACTCAGTAGATACAGAAATAGCTATTATGCAGCCAAAGGTTCCTTATCTTGTTACACCGAAACAGATTAGTGGTCATGAAGGTCAATGGAACGAATCCCATAGAAAGAATTTTCCATATCTTTTAGTTAATTTTGATGAGAAAGCTCCGGGGTGGCCTAAAAGAGAAAGTCCGCCACAAGCGTCAAGTGCTATGGTGGAAAGAATTAATTCCACTGACCAAGAAATGCGAGATACTGTAGGGCTGCAAAAGGCAAGTCTTGGTATGCAATCTAATGAAAGAAGTGGTAAAGCTATTATTGAAAGAAAGAAAGAAGGAGATGTAGGAACATTTGCTTTTATTGATAATTTATCTAGGTCTATTGAGCAGCTCGGTAGAATTTTACTTGACATGGCGCCGGGGATTTTAGATACTGAAAGAGTTGTTCGTCTTGGGCTTATAGATGGGAAACATGAATTTGTAGAGATTAATAAAGAAGTTGAAATTGATGGAGTTAAGCAAATTATAAATGATCCTTCAGTTGGAACATACGATGTTGTTTTTTCTGTCGGACCAAGTTTTACTACACAAAGAACAGAAGCTCGGCAATCTATGTCAGAGTTTATTCAATATTATCCTGCAGCTGCTCCAGTTATTGGTGATCTTTATGCGAAATCTATGGATTGGCCAGGGGCGGAGGAAGTTTCTGAACGGCTTGAGTTCTTACTCCCGGAACCCATTAAAAATGCAAAGGCTGAGAAAGAAGCAAGACAGAATGGGGTTGAACCGCCTGCTCCCCCTGCTCCACCTCCGCCCCACCCTAAAGAAATTTTTGAGCTTGAAGAAGGGAAGATCAAACTTAAACTTGAAGAAGTTGAGTTAGAGCAAGCAAAAATTGAAACTGAAATAAAAAATGTTGAATTGAATAAGGCTAAAGCAGAGCTTGCTAAGCTGCATAAAGAAATGGCTGTAGAAATGAGCACTGGAAATTTAAATAAGTAGTTTATTAAAGGAGAAAACAAAATGGCAGGACAAAGTTCAAATGCAATGAGAAGTATATCTGACGGGAATACTTCTGTACTTAAACAAGCTGCTGGAGTAACTATGCCGGAATTTAAGTCTGTTAAAGAAAAAGGAATTTATCAATATTTTTTAGATAATTCTAAAGGTAATAAAGAACAGGCAAAAAGGTTGTTTAATCTTGGCAGAAAATATGGGTTTGATGAAGTTATTAAATCTATTGGTAATAAAAAAGCTCAGGATTTTATGCTTCATACTGAAGATAAATTTGAGTAAGAAAGGTCAATTTTTGACTAATTCACTTAACTTCAAGCGAAAGCTTGCAACAAGTTTAGGAGACTTGCAATGGGAATGTTAAAGACTATAGACGAAATTAAAGAGGTAGAAATTGAAGCTGGTGTTGTAGTTAATGGAGTAGACAACGCTAATCTAATGTCCGTTGATTCTACAGAAGCTATAAAAACAGCTCCAGAAAAAGAAAAAACTTCTGAAGAGAGTATTGATGCTAAGGAAGAAAAAAAGAAAGAGGAAGGAGAAGAGAAAGAAGAAAAAGAAGAAAAGGAGGAAGAAAAGAAAGAAGAAGAAAAAGAAGAAGAAAATGAAGCTGACTTTACAAGTGAAAATGATTCAAAGCCGGTTAAGAAAAGAATTGGTGAATTGACTAAAAAATGGCGCACAGCAGAAAGAGAACGAGATTTTGAAAGAGAAAAGATACAAGAACTTGAAGTAAAGCTTGCAGAATTGTCTGCTAAAGTTGTAGATGATAGTAAACCAAATAAGGAAGACTTTGACGATGAAGATGAGTATATCGAAGCATTAACTGACTGGAAAATTGAGTCTAAGTTAAAAGCTTTGCAAAAAGATTCAACTGGAAGTAATCTGAAGAAAAGAGAAGTAGATACTGAAATAAATGCAGAATCTGAAATATATGTTGGGCTTGGAGATGCTATAGAAAATGGAAATAAAAAGTATAAGGACTTTGCAAAAGTAGCACTAAACAAAGACCTCATTCTTAGCCCGGAAGTTGCGAAGATTATTTTAGATACTGATATACCAGAAGATCTTATGTATTTTCTTGGGGAAAATCCAGATGAATCTGAAAGAATATCCGGTCTCGATCAAGTGCGAGCCGCTAAAGAAATAGGAAAACTTGAAATTAAACTTGAAAAGAAGAAAGAGGAAGTAGTTAAACCTACAATTAGAAAACAATCAAAAGCTCCAGAGCCTATAATCCCGCTGCGATCTGAGGGTGTGACAGAAAAAGACCCGAATAAAATGAGCCCGGCAGAGTATAAAGCTTGGAGATCAAAGAAATAGGAGATTTAAAAAATGGCATCAAGTAATACATTACTAACCCCTACAATTATTGCTAAAGAAAGTCTTATGCAGATTACCAATAATTTAGGAATGGCACAGCACGTTTACCGTGCATACAAGAACGAGTTTAGGAAAGTTGGGCAGACTATCACTATTCGTAAGCCTAACAAATTCCGAGTAACCAAGGCACAAGCGAGATCTAACACCGATCTTGTTGAACCTTCAACTACTTTAACCGTAAGTACACAGGCTCATGTCACTTGGGCATTTTCCAGTGTGGAACTTACGCAAACTATTGAAGAGTATAGTAAAAGATACATTGCTCCTGCAGCTTCAGCGCTTGCAAATCAGGTTGATGCAGATCTTTGCGCATTGTATAAGAATGTTTACAACTACGCAGGAACTCCGGGGACAACTCCTGGAACTTTTAAAGTTCTTGGTGATGCACAGACTGTTTTGGATAATGAAGGGGCTCCACAAGAAATGCGGTATGCTGTTGTGAATCCTAATGCTCATTGGACTTTAGCTGATGGACTAAAAGGAACTTTTTCTGCTAAAGTTGCTGATAATCTTATTACTAAAGGGTATCTGGGAACTATCGCAAATCTGTCCATTTACATGGATCAGAATATTCCAAAGCATACTACTGGAATTTTTACTACCAGTGCTACTCCTCTTATTGATGCAGTTGCCCCGATATCTGGAGCAACTACGTTCTCTACTGATGGCTGGAACGCAAGTACAAGTACAGTAACTGCCGGTGATATTTTTACTGTTGCAACTGTTAATCAAGTTAATCCGATGTCTGGTGTAAGTACTGGAGTTTTGAAGCGCTGGGTTGTACGAACAGCTACGACTGCAGATGCTAGTGGAGATATGGCAACACTTCCTATCGGACCAACTATTACTTACGGAGCAACTAATCCTTATTCAAATGTTGATGCACTGCCAGTTGACGGCGATGCAATGACCTTTGTAGGAACTGAAGCTACTGCATACGCACAGAATCTTGTTTTTCATCCTAACGCTTTCTGTCTTGTAACACTTCCTATTGAAATGCCAAGCAATGTTTGGGGTGCAAGAGAAACTGATAAAGATGCGGGAATGTCTATCAGAGTTGTAAAACAGTACGATATTGATGCTGATGAAGAAATCATTCGTATGGATATTTTGTACGGAGTTAAAACTCTTTATCCTGAGCTTGCTGTTAGACTTTGGGGTGAATAGTAGGTTAAAGGTGTTTAGACTTGACTACGCCACAAAGTCTAAACACCTTACTTAAAAGCAGGGCGTAATAGGAGAATTAAAATGGGAATGAATTTAAGGTACAGTCCGCTAGAATATAATTCAGCTGAAGGGAATATGGAATATAATGAACATACTCTCTCTATGGATGAATTCTTGCTAAATGTAACAATGGCAGATGTAAGTACCGCAGCTAGTGTATGGGTAGTTTCTCCGTACGCAGCTAAAATTAAAAAAGTGTATAGTGTTATTAACGGTGCTATTGCAACCGCAAATGCAGCTATTACTGTTGAACTTGCCGGAGTTGCTGTAACCGGAGCTGGAATTACTATTGCGTATTCAGGTAGTGCTGCCGGGGATGTAGATTCAGCTACTCCTACTGCATTAAATACAGTAACTGCCGGGCAAGCAATTGAAATTATCACTGACGGAGCTTCAACCAATACTGTAATTGCAACATTTACACTTGTAATGCAAAGAACATAAATGTTTAGGAAAGGAGCGAGTTTACTACTTGCTCCTTATTTTAAAGGAGAACTAAAATGGTTAGTAAAAATCAACTGCTTGGATTAAAAGTAGAAGTAGAAGTAGAGAAAGTAAAAACTTCTAAACTAGGAATTGATCCAGAAGCGCCAAAAAGACTTTACAGAAAAGATTTTCCTAAAGGGAAAGTTGTTGATACCTGGAAAGAACAAGATGAATATATTGCTAATGGCTGGGTAGAAAGTCCGGCAGATATAGATAAAAAAGAAGCAGAAATAACTTTTGAATCTATTGGGAGTAAGAAATCAAAAACTGAAGTTTCTAAAAAGAAAAAAGGTAAATAATTATGATAATTTCAGATTTAATAGCTTCTTCAATGAGAAAAATTGGGGCAATCGCTAGTGGAGAAACTCCGACACCGGCTGAGCAACAAGATGCGTTGAGTTCTTTGCAAACAATGCTTCAGTCTTGGGCAGCAGAAAAGATAAATGTATTTTCTTCTGTCCGGGAAGAGTTTGTAATGTCTGCTGGTACAGGTACGTATACTTGGGGAGTTGGTGGGAGTATTAATACTTTAAGACCAAATAAGATTCTTGGAGTATCTGTTACAGATTCTTCTGATATATCTCACCCAGTGGAAATTATTTCTGAAGGAGAGTATAGTAAAATTAGTTCAAAAACATCTGTTGGTCGGCCGTATGCTTTGTTTTCTAACTACACTTTTCCTTACGTAACTATTTACTTGTACCCAGTACCGAATGCTGCAGAAACTCTTCTTTTCATTAGTTTAAAACCGTTTACAGAAAGCAGTTCTTTTGAAACTGTAAATGATACTTTGTCTTTGCCCACGCATTATGAAGAGGCTGTGATATATAATCTTGCGATAAGAATTGCTCCGGAATTTGGAGTTACTATTCCTCTTGCAGTTGCAGCTATAGCAAAGAATGCTTATAATAGATTAACTACGTTGAATTCAGCTAACTATGTAGAGCCTATTAAGATTAGTGTTCCGGTAGGAGCTGGGAGTAGGTATAACATAAATTCAGATTTTTATAGGTAAGAAAAATGGAAATTCCTTTTGTAGGTGGAGCTTATACTGAACAGAGCGTTAATGTAAATGCGCAGAAGTGTGTTAATTTATTTCCAGTAATGGATAATGAGCAAGCTAAAAATAAAGTAGTACTACATAGTACCCCGGGGTTAAGCTTATTTGGAAATATTACTACAACTACTTCAGCAATTCGGGGAATGTGTGCTTTCGGAAGTGTTATTTATTCAGTACTTAGCGCAACAGTTTATTCGACTACAACTGCTGGAGTATCTACAAGTTTAGGAGATATTAGTACTAGCGCAGGAAATGTGTACTTTGCTAATAATGGTACGGAAGTTTTAATTGTAGACGGTACGGATACAGGATTTCTAATTACTTCTGGTGTACTTGCAGAAATAGCTGATGCAGATTTTCCGGTAGCAACATCTTGTACTTTTCAAGATGGGTATTTTATAGTTACTTCAGATTCAGGAAGAATTTACATATCGGCTCTTTACGATGGAACTTCATGGGATGCATTAGATTTTACTACAGCAGAAGCTAATCCAGATGATGCTCTTTGCGTTATTTCTAATTCTCATGATCTTTGGGTAATTGGAGAAGTTACTTCACAGACTTATTATAACTCCGGGGATGCAGATTTTCCATTTACATTGATTTCTGGAGCTGTTATAGACTTGGGAACAGTATCTGCTGCAACAGTTGTTAATATCTCTGGAGTTATGTTTTGGCTGACAGATAAGAAGAGCGTTATTAAAACTCAAGGATATCAATATGTTACAGTGTCTACTATTCATATTGAGTATGAATTTTCAACCTACACAACTGTGTCTGATGCAAAGGCTTTTACATATTCTATTGCTGGTCATGTATTTTATGCTTTGACTTTTCCAACTGAAGATAAGACTTGGGTATATGATACTATTACAGATTTATGGCATGAGTGGGAAAGTTATAGTACTGTTAGTGAAAATACTTTATGGGGCAGGCATAGAGGGAATTGCGGAGTTAGGTTCCAGAATAAAGAATACGTAGGAGACTATGAAAATGGAAATATCTATGAACTTAGTCTTGCTGAATATACTGATAATTCTCACTATATTAGAAGAATCCGAGTAAATCCAGTTGTTAATACTGAAAGGTATCTGGTTAAATGGCATAGATTAGAAATTGACTTTGAGTCTGGAGTAGGCTTAACCGGCGGGGTGCAGGGAGAAGATCCACAAGTTATGCTACAATGGTCAGATGACGGCGGACATACTTGGTCAAATGAGCATTGGGTAGCTATTGGTAAAATAGGAGAATATAAAACTCGTGCGGTTTGGAGGAGACTTGGAAAATCAAGAAATAGAGTTTTAAGAATTATAGTATCCGATCCAGTAAATGTAGTTATTCTTGGCGCATATGCTGAGCTTGAAAAATGTGAGGTATAGAATGAATTATAAAGCTCCAACAAGAGATAAGTTTTTTGATTCTCGGGGAAATTTAACTAAAACATGGCTTAAATTCTTTGAAATGCTGGCGGCAGAAGCTACATCTACAGAGGCAATTTTTGTTTCTGGAGCTTCAGGAACGTTTACAACTGTAGATAGTAAAACAGTTACAGTTGTTGATGGTATAATTACGGAGATTGTATAAAATGAAACTATGTCTTGTTTGCTATAAATATGGTGTATTGCTAGATGATCCATGTTGTTATCCACTTGGATTTATGTATGTATCAGCAGTTTTAAAAAATCAAGGTCATGAAGTTAAAGTATTAAATTATAATCTTTTTGACTTTAATTTTATAGAAGAAGTTAAAGATCAAGATGCTGTGCTATTTACTGGGTTTGAAGAATTTGCTTTGCAGATTGTTAGGGACGCTAAGATTTGTAAAGAGCTTGGAATACAGACAGTACTCGGTGGTGCGCTTGGAACCTTTATTCCAAAAATAATGCAGAAATATGTAGATCAAGTATGCGTTGGTGAGTTCGAAGAAACGTCAAATATTGACCTTATCCCTTGGCCGGATTATGAAGGCTTTGGAATTGAAGAATATCATAGAAGGCATAATGAAAAGTATATGGGGATTTTAGCTTCAAGAGGTTGTTTGTACAAATGCACTTTTTGTTCACAAACTTGTAAGTTTAGACTTCGAAGTCTTGCAAAGGTATTTGGGGAAATTCAGTACTATAAAAGTAAGTATAAAATTAAAACTATAGTATTTAATGATAATACTTTTAACGTATCAAAGTTTAGATTTATGAAAATTTGCTCATGGCTAAAAGGAAAAGGATTAACTTGGTCAGCGGCTATCCGCTGTGATGTGTTTGATGAAGATATGGCAAAAGCAGCTAAGGAGAGCGGGTGTAGTTACTTCGTTGTTGGAGTAGAATCTTTTAAACAAAGCAAACTTGATAAAATGAATAAAATGATAAAGATACAAGATATATATCGAACTTTAGACTTATTACATAAGTATAAAATAAAATATCATGGGAATGTTTTGCTTGGTTTTGAAGATGAAAGTTATTTGGATATAGCTATGGAGGTAGATAGAATACCTAAGAAATATAACGTATTTCCTGCATTGGTACAGCCGTTTATCGGTACTGGAAATGGAAGTAAAAGGTTATTGAGCGAAACTGAAGAAGATTTTTTAAGTTTAAAATTTACAGAGTATATTAATAGTAAAGGAATGTATCAATATTCAACTTTAAAAATGGAGCAATAAAATGATAAGAGAATGGACAGCAGCAGACGGTATGACAAGTAATAGAGTAGCTGTATTCATGAAAATGTTTGAGGAAGCAAGTGGAATGATACAAGTAGATATCGATTATACGCATAAGAAATACCAACAATTGCTGAATAGTGGAACGGTTAAGATTTATATAGCTGAAACAGAGGAGCAAGATATTCAAGGAGCGATAGGGTTTTTAATCTCAAATGACTTGCATGATGGAAAGAAGATTGGTATTGAAACATTCTGGTTTGTTGATCCGAAGTATAGAGGGATAGGTAAAGAACTTTTTAAAACTTTTGAAGAAGAAGCTAGAAAACTTGGGTGTAAAAAACTTGCAATGATTCATATGGTAGACTCGTATCCGGATACTTTGAAAGTATTTTATGAAAAGCAAGGATATAAATTACTTGAAATGCACTATATAAAGGAGATTTAAAATGTCAGTAGTTTCAGGAATAATGGGCGCAAAGGCAGCTGAAGACGCAGCTGATGCACAGGCTGCTGCTGCGGATAGAGCAACAAATTCTCAAATGGAGATGTTTAATAAGAGTAATGAGCTAATAGAACCATGGAGAGCTGCTGGAGTTCAGAGTTTAAATGCTCTTATGGGCGGGACTACTTATAGTAAAGAAAAGCCGGATAAAGAAGATTTTTATACAGAGGAAATTTTGTCTAGTGGAACTCCACCAACAGATATGTATGGTGGCGGTAAATACTATGCAAGCGCAAGAGATATTTATGAAATGGATCAAGCAATTCAGGCTGACCCTTATTGGAGTCAAGTAGTTAGCCCTATCGGGCAGCCAACAAATGCAATTACTACCAGTAAAAAATTTAATCAGTCTGCATACGATAAAGCAATGGATGCATACCTAGCTTCTGGTACAACTACAAAAGGTTTGATTCCGTCTGGACCTGGAGAATTTACTAAAAGCCCAGGGTACGATTTTAGACTTTCAGAAGGACAAAAAGCTATTGAACGTAGTGCTGCAGCAAGAGGTGGAGTATTAAATGGAGCAAATGAAAAAGCTATAGTAAGATATGGACAAGACTACGCAACTAATGACTATGATAATTTTCTTAGAAGGTATTACGACTCTTTAAATCCGTATTTAACTGTAGCTGGAATGGGGCAGACTTCAGCCGGGCAAGCATCTACTAATGCATTGAATACTGGGACTAACATATCTAATGCACAACTAGCTTCTGGTAACGCACAAGCCGGTGGGTATATAAACAGAGCTAATGCAATTTCAGGATCGCTTAAAGCTACAGCTAACAACGCACTTAATTTGTACGATTACTGGAAAAATAATCAAAGTGCTCCTGGAGTTCCTGCAACTCCGGCAGTTGCAATTGCAGCAACTCCGGCAGCTTATGACTATGCTGCAGATTACTTGTATGCACTTTAAAGGAGATTTTAAAATGACACTACCTGTATTAAACACAGAAGGAAATGATTTAACTAATACTTTTAGACTTTTAGAAGAAAGAAAATCTAAAAGAGAAGAAAGAGCTGATAGGAGAACTGCAGCTGGTCAAAGAAACGTACTTTTTGATTTACAAAGAAAGCAAG